TTCTATTATCGGAAGGCTTCTTAGTAATGGTGCTAAAAAGCGTGCTGCTGAAAGACAACGTCGTGCTGAAAATTATAACAATACACTTCAAGAAGCTTCTCAATTAACTCAATCTTTAACAGGTACTGAAGAAGTTAATAATGATTATCAAAGACAATTTAATACACAAGCTAAATTTGGTAGTCGTCGTAAACTTAAAGAACAACCTGTTATTACTGATGGTGGAGATGCTGTAAAGATTGGAAATGGCACATTTCTTTTACGGGGGAGTTCCCATGAAGATATTAATGAAAGTGGAAATACTGGTATTGGTATCTCTGTTGGTAATAAAGAAATTGAAGCTGAAGGTGGAGAAATTGCTCAAATTAAAAATAATCAACTTAGAATATTTAGTGGTGCTCCTATTCTTGATGGTGTAAGTCCTGTAGAAGCAATTCTTGCAGGAGCTGATAAAAATAAAGTTTTTGATGCTCAAGAACGATTCAAACGAATAGCTGGACTTAATGATGATGGTACATTAAAAGATAGCTCCCCCGTAAAGGTAATGCACTATGGTCGTACTAAACATAGAATAGGTGGAATTATTGATTATAATCGTAGACGTTTAATTAATTATTCACCTGTTGATTATTCACCTATTGGTTATTATCCTGAAAGTACATATGACTTAAGTCAACCTATAAATTTAGATGAAGTTGTTGTTACTGCTCCTAAAAAAATAGTTCAGCCTCAACCTAAACAACCTCAACAAGTTGTTACTTCTACAAGTCCTATAAACACTACAGGTAATAAGTCTGGTATGGCTATTCGAACTGGTGATTGGATTGGTTTAGGAGCTGATGTACTTGGTAGTATTGTTACAGGTATTATGAATACTAAAGCTGCTAATAGTATTCATCTTCCAGAACGTCCTGGATTTCTTCAAGCTGCTAAACTTAAAACAACTTATAATGTAGCTCCTCAAGAAGAAGAAATTAATCGTGCTCGTAATAGAGCTTTTATGGATATTGATGCTGGTACTGCAAGTTCTGTAGCTGCTTTGAATAGACGTAATCTTATGAATACTAAAACAGCAGATGATATTAATAAACTTTATGGTCAAAAAGAAAATATTGAAACAGAACTTATTAATAAAGATGCTCTTAATCAACAAGAAGTTGCTGCAAAGAATCTTCAACTTCAAACTGATTGGAATAATAAAGTTGCTGATATTCAGAATGCTAAAGATAATGCTAAGACACAAGCTAAGGTTATGACTTTACAAGGTCTTGGTAGAGCTGTTTCTAACTTCCTTGGTCAAACTACTCAAAGATATGAAGATATTCAAGGTATGCGTTATGCTCTTGCAGCATCAGAAAATGGTACTGCTTATCGTATGATGAATAGTGGAGTTGATTTAGACCAAGATACTATAATGGGTATTTTTGGTAATGCTTATAATCAAAGATTAGCTGATCCTGGAGTGTTTGAAACTATTGATGGTGAAAATCCTGTTGTAACAGCTGAACGTAGAAAAGCTTATGATAGAAAAGTTCTTAATTATAAACAAAATAGAGAAGTTCTTAATGATGCTTATGGTCGTTTAGGTAATGTTTATCGTCGTAGACTTCGTAATATGGGTGTTACACAAACAAGTTGGTAATTTAATAATAATTTTCTCCTAATAGTAATTACTATTAGGAGAAATATTGTATATTAGCATATAATAAATAAAGATATTATTATGGCAAATGAAGAAAATAGTCAATCAATAGGTTTTGGTTATGTTGCTCCACGACCTATTATAAAAAAGCATTTAGATATATTTGCTAATTCTCTTAATAAAATTGACGAGAAACATAAAGAAGCTCTTAAACAAAGAAGTGCTATTCAAACTGCTCTTGCTCAAATTGAATTAGATAGTAGTGAAGATAATTGGAAAGCTGCTTATGCTCGTAGTATTCAAGATCAAATTGATGATGCCGCAAGAGGTGGAGATTATAGTTCTGCATTGAGTTTGGCAACAACTCTTGCAGGAGATGCTATTGCTGCTCCTGAACTTACAAGTAGAATTAGAACTAATAATCAACGACAAGAAATTCTTAAAACAGTTAAGGCTCGTCAAGATTTACATGATGATACTAAGCTTCGTTTTGAAGATCAAAATGGTTATGAATATAAACCTATTTATGATGATAATGGAAGAGTTGTAGGTAGTAATGATTGGAAACCTAAATGGGCTCCTGTAAAAGATGTTAATGTTGATGATTTAGTTAAATATACTATAGGTGTTGCACAAGCTGATTCAAAACAAAGTAGTAAACAAGTTACTACAGGTAGTGATGTTACTAAAGCTGATGGTAGTGGTTCAAGTTATGATAAAGCTCATGGTAGTAGTAATGGTAGAACTGTTTTAAGTAAAGACAAACTTCTTACTGCTGCAACAGGTACTTATTATCAAAATGCTCAAGCTATACAACAGAATTATGAAAATAAAGTTTGGAAGATTGATAAACTTACTAAACAAAGAGATGCTCTTCCTCCAGAACAACAAGATGAACTAAATAGAGAAATTAAAGCTCTTGAATCTCAAGTTAGTGATGCTAATGGTCTTCGTCTTGGAAGTGGTAAAGCTATGTTCTTTTATCAAATTGACCCAAGTCTTACAGCTGCTGCTTATAGTAAGATTTCTAATGAAACTACTTCTGTAGATAAAACAGGTAGTAGAGAAGGTCTTAATAGAGGCAGAAGTGGAAGTGGTTCTAATGGAGGAGATGGTGGAAATCTTTATTTAGGTGCGGGTATTCAAAAAGATGGTCCTGTAGTAATAGAGCTAAAGAGTCCTTGGAGTACACAACAATATAATCTTCCAAATGGAGATCAGATAGCTAATACAATTAATAATAAATAAGATATGGTAGATTTTAATAGTAAAACATACGATGATTTAATTAGAGCACGTAATTATAATGGTGCTGCTGATTATCTTAATACATTAAAAATTCCTGCTACTAAAAGAGCTTATATAAGAGAACAAATTATGAAGCTTCGTCAGCAGGCTCGTACAACTAATGGTTTTTATAACATAGCTAATCAAGAACAAAAGAATGCATTTAATTTTCTTAGTGATGTTAGAAATAATGCTGCTTTTGAAAGAGATAATAAAGGTAATTTTACTAATCCTTATGAAAATAAATATATTGGTTTAATTAAAGATTTAGGTAGTAGTACTGATGCTAAAGGTAATAAAGTAGATGCTACTGCTATTTCTATTAATTTTGATCCTAAAGTTGTTCGTAAAACAGGTTGGTTTGGTTGGGATTGGTTAGCTAAAGATGATGTATATGAAGATAATGCTTTTGATTTGTTTTTAGCTAATAATGGTTGGACTAAAGATGATGTACGTAAAATGAAAGGAGTTCAACTTATTGAAAAAGATGGTATGGTTACTCTAAATGTTGCTAAAGGAAATAATTTAGATAATCTTACAAAAATTCTTCAAGGACTTCGTAATGTTGATAATAATCATAGTATTAAATCAAAAGGTAAAGCTATTGATGAAAGTATTAAATCTACTAAAGCTGAAGCACGTTATAGTATAGCAGGACTTGATGATAAAGGTCAAGTAATTAATACAAACTTTAATAGTGGTATTGATGATGCTTATGCTAATGCTCCTGATATTCAAAATAGAAAAGACTATGTAAGACCTGTTGGTAAAACAAGATATAGTGGTAGTTATTTAGAGCCAAATCATATTTATAAAGATAATAGAAATAAGACTCAAGCTGATTTATATAATATGCTTTTATTGATGGAAGATGCTGATAAAAAAGTTAAAGAAGCATCTATTGACCCTATAACTGGTAAACCACGTACTGTAGCTACAAGTATGATTACTACTACTGATATGGGTGCTGAACATACTCAATTAAGAAATAAACTTAATAGGGGTTTAATTAGTAAAGAAGAATATGCTTTTGGTGTAAAAGAAATAGAAGATAGATATAATCAAGAACTTAGTGGTGAAGGTCTTAGTCAATATCAAGTATTTAAGAAAAACTTTGGTGATGATAAAAGTCAAAGTTATGGTGAAGTAACTGAAACTAAAGATAGAGATGCTATTGACCAAATAATTAAACGTGCTTCTACTGTTGATGGAGCTGTTCGTTTTAATTCTGCTTATTCAGGAGATCAATATGGAACTAAACTTACTATTGATGCAAGTAAACTAAAGACTTCTAATAAGATAATGACTCGTATGGATAAACTTATTAAAGATTATGCTCCAGATGATGTCATAGAATTATTTATTCCTCAACTTCATAATGATGAAGCAGAAAGTGCTGTACTACAAGATACTCGTACTCGTGCAGCAATAGAAGCAAATAATATGGAACTTTATAATTATGATATGAGTATTCCTCAAGAGGGAACTCTTAGACATAATGATTATGAAGGTTATACTCTACTTTCTCCTAATGGTAGTGTTAAAGTACTTGATAGAAAAGCAGCAGAGAGTATGCTTAATAAAGCATTTATTATTGATGATGTTATTAATGAAATACAAGATGGTACTTTAATGGCTAATGGTGATCCTATTGTAGATAATAGTGGCAAACCAATTAACATGAATCCAAATGCTGCTAAAATTGCTAATATTAGAGGTGCTCAAGCAGTTCAAGAATTATATCCTGATTTGGTTAATAATTATAATAATTATCAAGCTCAAGGATTAGATGTTTCAGATTATGCTGCTACAATGAAACAAAAGCAACAAGAAATAACTAATTATATTCTTTCTGCAATAGGTTATTTTAATAAATAAAAAGAAACAATTATGGTTATAAATGATGATACTCTTGGTGGAGGTTTTATAGCTAATCCTAACTATAATCCTAAATCAAAGAAAAATAAAGAACCTAAAGCTATTCAAAGTATTACAGCTCCAACAGTACAATCTGCTGGAGCTGATTTCATTGCTAAAAGTGCTGATGAAAGATGGAAAATGGATAATCCTGAAAGATTTTTAGAACAAGGTATTACTCCTAATCTTGTAAGTAAAAGTCTTAATAATGAATTAGCACGTGCTCAAGGTACTTTTACAAAGTTTGGAAATGCCCTTGCTCAAACTGTTGTTAGTGAAGTAGGTTTAGGAACTCTCAAAGGACTTAGTGATTTAGTAGATGTAGTAGGTCAAATTACTGGTAGTTCTGATCATGATTATTCTAATCCTGTAAGTCAATTTCTTGAACAGAAACAAGAACAATTCAAAGAATTTGCTCCTATTTATGTTGAAGATGGAGTTAATATTGCTAATGGTGGTTTATTTAATGCAGGTTGGTGGGCAAGTAATCTTCCAAGTATTGCAAGTTCTCTAACACTTCTTATTCCATCAAGTGGTATCGTTAAAGGATTATCATATCTTGGTAAAGCTTCTAAAATAGGTGCTGCTACTCGTACTGGTATTAGAGCTTTAGGTAAATTTTCCAAACTTGAAAAAGTAGCTAAATTAGCAAGTAATCCAAAAGTTGTTGGTATAGCTAATATGGCTTTAGAAAATGGTATGAATGCTTTACTTCAACGTACAATGGAAAATTATCAGGAAGCAAGAGGTGTTTATTCTGATATGTATAATGAGGCTAAAACTACTCTTGGTAATATGTCTGATGCTGAGTATGCTCAATGGGTTAAAAATCATCAAGATAAATTACAAGATGTAGATTTTAATAATAGAGATGAAACAGCTAAAGCTATTGCTCGTAAATCAGCTGATGAAGACTTTAGAAATAATTATGTTAATATTGTTTCTGATGTAATTCAAATGTATGCTCTTAGAAATGCTTTTGGTGGAAAAGCTATGGAGGATATTGGTAGAGGTGCTGCTAATAAAGCTCAACGTGCAGTTCTCAGAGATGCTGCTAAAGCTGCTGGAAAAGAGGTAAAAGAGAATCTTTGGACTAAAACTAAAGATAATACTGTTGATTTTCTTTTTAAGAGTAAACTTGCTGTTGCTGCTCAATTAGGTGAAGGTATTGAAGAAGGTGTTAATACTATTTCTCAACTTGAAGGTATGGATACTGGTAGAGTACTATTAGGTACTTCTGATGGTAGTTCTTTTGACTCTCGTCTTAAAAGTTATGCTAAAAGTCCTCAACTTTGGGAAAGTATGTTTTGGGGTGTTCTTGGTGGTGTTGTATTTGAAGCTGGTGGTAGTAAATTTAATCAACTAAAATATAACCTTGAACATAAAAATGATAAGTCTAAGAAAGGTGAAAATGCTACTACTGGAGAAAATAATAGTAATGCTCCTGAATGGTCTATGAATAGTGAACTTCCAGAAGTTAAACGTAAGATTGCTGAAATTCAAGGTAGAGATGCTAAACTTCAATTACTCGGACAACAACTTGAACGTATTGAAAAAGCTCGTAATCCTTTTGATACTTCTGATGAAAGAGAACTTACTAAAGCTGAACAAGCTACTTTTAAGCAACAAGTAATTGATAAAACTCTTACTGATATGTCTTTAGAGGCAATGAACAATGGTAATAGTTCATTGCTTAAAGAATATATGTCTGATGATAATGTTAGACAAGCTATGGTAGCTAAAGGTATTATTGGTGAAGAAGATAGTCATACGTTTCAACAACAAGCTGTTGATAAGATAGCACAAGTAGAAAAAGAATATAATGATGATATTACACATCTAAATTATATTGCTACTGATGCTATTGAAGATGGTAAAGTTATTCCTTTTGAGATGCTACAAACTATTGCTACAAATAATGTTTATAATCGTCTTGGAATTAAAACTTTAGAAACTGCTCGTACTGAAGAATTAAATACTTATCGTGCTCTTATAACAAAAGCTAAAGATGATGGTAAACTTCCACATAACGAAGAAGAGTATGAGAAAGCACTTGAAGCTCGTGCTAATATTTGGGCTTTAACTGACTTGTATAAGAGTAAAACAGAAGTAGAACAATCTCTTAAAGATAATCCTACTATTGGTGGTCAATTAGCTCTTGAAAGTATTGACAAACAAATTAAATCTTTACATGAAAGTCTTTATGACAAGAATGATGTCAGAAGTATGCTTCCAATATTCTTTGCAAGAAATAAGACTAATCTTGTAAGACAAAGTCTTTTAACTAAAGATGATGAGACTGGTAAACTTGCACTTCAAGAAGAAGAAAAAGCTATTAGTGATGCTATTGATAAAGGTGATTTCAGAGGTGTTCAAAATATATTTGAACTTGATGATAAAACTCTTCAATTAGCAGAAGCAGATGCAAAACGTTTTGCTAAAGATTATAATGACCTTAGACGTACTATTACTGATATTCTTGATGAACTTAACGAATATGGTAGTAAAGATGACGCTATAGGCGAGTCTTACAATAGAGCTTATCAGTATGGTTATCAAATTAATCAAAATCGTTCTCAAGTAGTTAGTTCTGTTAATGAACTTAAAACAGAAATAGGAGTACTTAATAATACTCTTAATGAAATGCGTAGAATTAAACTTAAAGAAGCTACTGATACTTTCAAAGATATTCTTGGTAAATATGGCAGAGAAAGTCTTGAAGCTGCTCTTGCAAGTAGACGTATTGGTAACAATGAAGAGTTTGATAAGATTACTGAACTTTATGACAAAGAAGATAAAGAAAAGTTTGACGAAGCAATTACTGTTTATAATTTTGCTAATCCTAACAATAATCAACTTTATGAAAGTCTGACAAATGTGTTGGACTTAGAAGAGATATTGCAGTTCCAAAAGGAGGAGCAGAAGAAGAAAAATACTACCACAAATCAAAATCCCTCAGAAACGGCTGAAAATGAAAAGTCGAATAATCAATCGACAAACGAAACTGAAAGCGAGGAAAGCCAAAAGAACGGCACTACGGACGAAGTAAGCAGCGAGGAAAGCACCAAGCCAACCACTGAACCGACCGAGCCAAAAACAGAAGAAACTCCTGCAAAAAGTATTCGTTTTAATGACAAAGGTGATATTGATTCTACTGGTAAGACTAACATAGAAACTGTAGCTAAAGAAGACGGTACTGAAGAAATTCAGCTTAAAGGTAAAGTAGGTATTGAACATCTCTTTAATAATAATGCTTTATTTGATGTTGAAGAAGATGCTTCAGTTATTGACAATAATGCTGAAGTTAAACAAAATCCTATTGTTAAACGTAAAGAGAATGGTGATTTTGAAGTTGTTAGTAAAGGTCTTATAGGTAAAAAGAGTGATGCTCCTGTTGAAGAACAAAGTTCTGAAGAGGCTCCTCAAGGAGATAAGAGTATTAAAGAACAACAAGAAACTGCTCTTATTGATACCATTAGTAAGAATGATAGTGACTTTGGAGTTTTCAAATATAAGATTAAGAAACCTATTAAAGGTAATATTAATGGTGAACCTGTTGTTGGAGAAATAGTTGTTAATGACAAAGGAACTTTCTTTGCTTATCAAAAAGGTGATGATATTGGTAGTGATGAAGTTCGTGGAATACAACTTAATGATATTCAAAAACAGTGGTTAGAGAAACATCTTAAAGGAGATACTGGTAAGACATCTCACATTTCTTCTACGGGGGAGGTATCAGAAAACTCCAATGAAGATGTTGTTGCTGATTCTGGTAAAGAGATTCTTAATGATGCTAAAGTAGTAATTAACGGAGCAGTTATTCCTACTATTAAAGCTCATAAAGATAAGATTACTATGGATGAACTTGCTGATGAACTTTATAATACTTATAAGGCTCAAGGTGTAGAAGAGGACATTCTTAAAGCTATTGTTAATGATATTAGAAAGAATCCTTTATATAATAAACTTCTTACTGCTCGTAATAATAAACTTGATGCTATTGTTGGAGTAATTGATGCTCAAAATAGATATTCTCAACTTGAAGAAGATTCTGATGGTAAAAAGAGTAGAAAGTTTACAGATGTTTATAGTAAAGCAGCAGATACTTTATTTGATGCTTATCTTGCTGATAGAGATGGTATTATTAGAAAAGATAAAGATGGCATTAAAAGATATTATTTTAGTTTCCAAGATTTACTTAATTGGTGTAATCAAGTAACTGAAACTCCTGATACTGCTGCTGGTATTTATGGTTATCTTAAACAATATATTCTTGATAAGAGTGAAGATAAAGATTATAAGTATCGAATTGTAGATGAAGACGCATTAAATGCTGAAACTATTTTTGATAATAAAAAAGAAATTATTCAAACTCTTAATGCTGATAGACATCGTCTTAATATTAAACAACTTATTGAATATTATCAAGCAGAAGATGAACAATATAAACAAGATGAACTTAATAAATTACTTGAAGTATTAGATAATATTAAAGCTGGTGATAAAGTATCAATTAAGATTAAACTTAATAGAGTTAATATTGAAACTAATGGTACTTTAATTGGTTCTCTTCCTGTTCCTCATGTATCTAAAGAAATAGATGCATATACTGTTGTTAATGATGGTTGTATGTATGACATTAATGTTAATGACGGTTCATCTAAACTTAAAGATACTCTAAAAAGTTGGGTATATGAAAATAATGAAGATGCTTCAGAAGTTAATGATATTTTATATTCTTTAGCTTTTGATAAAACTCTTACAGAGAGGGATAGAAAAAAATTTTATAAGAAGTTTCTTAATAATAAAGAAATTAAAGCTCTTATTGATAAAGGAGTTATAGTTGACCCAACAGATATTGATATTGTTGCAGAAGGTTTTGCTAAACTATATCGTTATATTGCCAAGTCTTATAATCAAGTAGCAGGTACTGATTTAGAATATAAACTTGCAGATGTTCTTAGTAATTCTATTGATGATTACTTTGATAAACTTCTTAATAGTTATAATGCAATTAGTGCTATATCTCATTTTCCACAAGGATATGAAGCTACTGTAGATTATGTTACAAGTGGTATTCTTACAAAGCAAGTTGAGAGTAATGAAGAGTATCTTAATCCTGAAGTTGAGAAACAAGCTAATACAGTTAAAGATGCTGTTGCTGATTCTCTTATGGATAGATTTGAATTTGGATTTATTCCTACTGGTCAAAATGCTTATGGTGAAAGAACTTCTGGTATAGTATATGGTGATGGTGGTTCTCAAGTTGATTTTCCGGGTACTCCGGGTAATACCTTTGGTATGATTAAAGACCAAAATGGTGTTCCTCAACTTGTTAGAGCTTATCCTGTACGATTTGGAGATAAACGTCTTAGTAAAGATGTAGTTAAAATTCAGAAAGCTATTAAGACTGAATTTGCTAATCTTCTTGAAGATTTTTATGCTCATAAAGAAGGTTCTTATGAAAGACTTAGAGATTTTGTTAATAAAGTCTTTAGTAATTATAATAGAACTATTAGTAGAGGATTTATGTCTGATAATGGTATCACTATTAGAGATTTCTCTAAAGGTAATGGTTTTAATATTGCTATTGACGGTCAACCATTCTCTATAAGTATTGGAAATGGTATTTATAGAGGTGAAAGACAATATCAAACTGCTGTTCGTCAAGGAGAAGCTAAAGGTGTCTTTGATAAGAATGGAGAAAATAAAGATGCTGCTATCAAAATGTTTGAACAATTTGTTGATAGAAGTGCTATTGGTATTCATTTTGACGCAATGCAAAATGCTATAAATGAAAACTATCCTCTTACTGGTTTTATGTCACGTAACGAAAAAGGTGAATTTACTGTTACTATTCCTAATAGTAAAACAGGTAAACATACTGTTGTTAGTGCTAAGTCTTATAAAGATTTTCTTATTGACAATAATCTTGTTAAGATTAATCTCAAAAAGACTAAAGATATTAATGGTAAAGAAACTAATTTTACAAGGCGTAATGATAAGACTCAAGTAGGTAATCAAACACTTTATGTAAGATTTGAAGCTGTTAAATCTCCAGAAACTATTAATGGTAATACTGCTGAACAGAAGACAAGTGGTGATGTAAGAGTAGAACAAGTTGTTCAACTTCTTGAAAAAGAAGATAAAAGAGAACATCAAGGTAATGCTATTGCTACTATGATACTTGGTAATAGTGTCAAAAACTTGTTAAAACCTATAAATGGTTATTCTATTCTACCAAAAACTATTATCTTTGACAAGGACTTAAATAGTAGAGCGGGATATGAAAGAACTAATGCTTTATATAATGTCACTAAAGATACTATTACAGTAGGTACAAAGTGGCTTGATATGCTTAGAAATCCTGATACTAAACAAGAGGCTCTTCGTAAACTTATACATGAACAACTTCATCGTATTCTTGCACAAGATGGTAATGCTAAATATATTGAGCAAGTTCGTGCTATTAGAGATGAATTTATTGAAGCTAATAAGCGTGATGGTCTTGAAGAGGGAATTGGTATTAGACGTTATGAGAAGATAGATAAAAATGATGCTATTGCTCTTGAAGAGTTTTTAGTTGAAAGTTTAACGTCTAAAGAACTTATTGATAGACTTAATGCTATTGATGCTAAAGTAGATAAAGGTTCTAAAAAGAAGTCGTTGTTCCAAAAGATAGTAGATGTACTCTGTAACATATTTGGTTGGGATGTTCGTAAAGGTTCTCTTTATGAGAAAGAAATAATTGCTCTTGGTGATATTCTTAATACTACTAAAAAAGAAGTTGCAAAAGAGGGTACTTTAGATTTCAAAGATGAGAGTTCTGATACCTCCCCCGTAAAGGAAATTACAGAAGAAACTATTTCTCCTGAAACAACTAAAGAAGAACATCCTAAAGTTGATGATTCAGAAGATTCTTTTGATAATGAATTTGATATGGATGTTGATTTCGATGATGTTATGCGTTCAAACATTGACGAAGACATTAGAACTCCAACTATTAAATCTTTTATTGATAGCATTCCTATTGAAAATAGGGCTAAGATGAGAGAACAAATAGACAATGGTGAACTTCAAACATATTGTAAATAAATAAATAATAATGACCTCAGAAGTAATGATTATAAAATTATTCTTCTGAGGTTTATTTCTTTTAATAATTAAATATATAAATTTATGGATTGTTTTATTAATGTAGGAACTCTTCATTCACTTCGCAAGTTAGTAGGTAATGATGATGCTTTATTTAGTGCTTGTTATAGTGAGGCTGTAGGTACAAATAAACAACCTACAAGAGAGTTTAGTAAGTGGTATGAGGAAACTCATGATGGTAAAAAACTTGATGTTAATGATTTTGCTAAAGAAGCACTTGAATATCATTATTTTTTACATCCTGATGGTAATACTACTGCTCGTAAAAAAGAAACTGATACTTCAGTTATTACATTTGGTTACACAGACGTTGTTGCAAGAAATTTTGCTAAGCGTTTTGTTAGCAATCAAATGTTAGTTGCTGCTTCATCTGATGAAGCTCGTGCTATTAAAGACCCTACTAAGAGAAAAGAGTTTGTTATTAACAAGGCTAAGAACAATGTTAAAGCAAATCTTATTGATAGAATTGCAGTTATTAAAGGTCTTAGTAGAGAAGAGGCTTTTCTTGAGTTTAAGAAAGGTATTCGTAATCTTGATGATATTTTTAATTCTGATGAAGTATCTACTCAAGATAAAAATCTTTATGCTCTATTTAATGAAGTTATTGCTCGTAGTAGAGTTGACGGAAAACCTAATGTTACTTTAGCTAAAGCATTGTTTGAAGAAGCTCTTAGAGATAATAGACTTGCTATGTTTAAGTTCCCTAAAGAAAACAATGATGAACTTAATGCTGAAGAAGCAACTGATGAAGATAGCGCAAATGATGCTGATAAAGAGGATAAAGAGAACGATGATTATCGTGACGAGTTTATTGCTAATACAGAACATTCAGGTACTTATAGTACTTTCCAAAAGCATATTGGTGATAAACTAAATATATATCTTAGTACTATTCCTAAATTGACATCTACAGAAGGTGACATTCATACTCGTAAGAATGATACTTCTAATCCTCTTGGTGTTCAGGATTTTCATAGTGCTAATGAAATATTTTCTGTTTTATATGGTGGTGATATTGATTATACTAATATTACTACTATGGCTGAAAGTATTAAAGCTTTAGCTCAAAAGCATAAAGAACTTAGCGGACTAATTACTCTTTATGAAGATATTTATAAAGATTTCAGTCTTGCTTGTGAATTGTATTCTACTTTCAGTAAAACTGTTATTAGCAAACAAGAAGTTTTATTTGATGGAGATAAAGCTACTCTGTTTAATAACAATAGAAATATTGATAAAGATACTGCTTTACGTTTTGAGTTCCTTAATGGTCTTCGTCATTCTATTATTAATGCAGAAGAATATACTTTGAAGAGTGCTCTTCATGGTGTAAGTTTTGATGTTAATAATAACTATAAAGTTGTTAACGGAAAGAATGTAGTTCGTGATGTAGCTAAAGAATATGAAACTATTGATAAAGTAGCTGCAATTATTCATTCATTTATTCCTACTTTAAGTAAAGATTCTATTTCAAATTATGTTCGTCTTAATAAAGGTGAAGGTAATGAAAAAGCTAATCTTCAAGAACTTATTTCTATTACTAATTCTTTAGTATCGGAAACAGAGAGTGTAAAAGCTAATTATATTGCTCGTGAAAATAATATTAGTGAAGCATATAGTATTAATAAACAATTAGATAATTCTAAGAAAGCTGGTAATCCTAATAAGAAAGAGATTTGGGATAAGTATTCTCATGGACATTATCCAACAGCTGATGATTATAGAGATGTTAGTGCAGCACGAGAGCAAGAATATTTGACTCCTCGTGCTATTACTTTAAGTAATGAGTTAGCTAATAAACTTTCTCCTTATTCTACTATTAATGTTGAACTTAATTCGTATAATGTTCATGGTAATCAAAGTTCTAATGTAATTAATAGCAGTTGGATTACTGGTTTTATTAGAACTGTTCAGAGTAAAGAAGCTCTTGAAAACTTTGGTAAACTTATGTTCCAAAGTAATCAATATGATTATAGTAACATTCTTGTAGAAAAGACTGATACTAATGGTAAAGTTATAAATAAAGGTTTGTTTAGACTTGTTGATGGTAAATATCAGCCTACAGAGTATGCTCATCGTTTGGCTAAAGTTAAACTTTTTGATGGTGCTGCTAATGAAAGTTCTGATACTGCTGCTACTTATGCTAATATGAGTAAAGCAGATTATATTGCTACTGAGTTTCATCACTTTTTTGAAGCTGAAAATGAAGAAGCTGTATTAGGTAAAGATACTGATGTTGCAGATTATTTCTTAAGAACTCCTTCTGATGCTTCTCGTAACTTTGTTGTTACTCTTCCTCGTTATTCTACTAAATCTCTGTTTAGACTTAAGAATCCTACTGAGGCTAATAAAAAGATTGATGCTAAGATCAATGAGATTGCTGAAATTCCTGCTGATGAAGAGGGAATTTATTATACTCTTACTCCTGTTATTGCAGATAAGAGAAGAGCTATTGATGATTTAACTAAAAGTAATCTTAGAAGTAGAACTATTAAAGCTTCTAATATTAATACTGAAGTTGAAGAAACTTTAGGTCGTAAACCACAAAAAGGTGATACTATTACAGTAACTTATCATTATACAAATAATGATGGTGTTACTACTAAGTATGTTCTTGAGGGTAAATATGGTGATAAGAATAGTAATGGTATTGTTCTTGAAAAGCCAATTCTCAAAGGTGTACTTAGTCATGATTTGTATGGTGTTAAAGAAATTGGAGACGACCTACTCAGTTCAATACACGAACAACTTAGGCAAACAATGGTCAACTCTGGTGAACTTGAAATGATTATTGATAAGAGTTCTCCTGTGTACCAACAATATAAAGCAGTATTTATGCAAGAACTTACTAATGCTAAGACTGCTTTTGATAAAATATTTGAAGAAGATGGTGAGGGTAGTTATAAAGCCAAACTCAATCCTAATCAAACTTTTGCTAATTATCATCAAAAAGGTGGTAAGTTCTATGTAGAATCTGATGGTAGACGTTATCTTGTAGGTAATGTTTTTCGTAGTGCTAAGTTTCAACTTAATGGTCGTAATTATCTTGGAGAACTATTTGCTCACGCAGATAATAGCGGTAGTTCTGTTGAGCCAGTATTTGATTTCTTTTACGGGGGAGCTACCAAAGCTATAACTACCAATCCTACTACAGGTGCTGTAGTTCTTAATGAAGCTCAAGAAGAAGCTGTTGATGCAGCTATTTCTGAATATATTAAAGATTTTGTATTTGATAGTACTGATAGACTTAATGAATTTGAGAATGTTCTTAAGAAAGAAAATCTTTCTCCTGAACGTATTTCTGATTTTGCTATTAATTACAACTTGATGTATATGAACTTCGATGATATTTTTGAGGGTGATATGAAGTTCTATAAAGATACTCAAACTGCTCTTAAACGTGCTAAAGAAGTTCAAGGTTCAGGTGTTCCTTATGGTATTTTTAATGCTGTTCGTGATAATAGTAAAGTAACAAAAGATGAAATAGTTACAAGTCCTCTTAGTAAACCTTTTACTAAAGTTAATGCTGATGGAACTAAAGAAGATTATTTTATTCGTCAGTATGATGGTTTTAGAGGAGTTACTATTAAGAATACTATTAGAACTCAAGAGGAAGTATTACCCAATGGAGTAGTTGCTAAAGCTCTTGCTAAAGCATATCGTAAAGAAGGTCTTAGTGAGAAAGATGCTATTGCTAAAGCTAATGCTTTCCTTAAAGGTTATGAAGATACTACAGTAAATGACGCTCAGTCTTATATTACATTTAATGAGTGGGTTCGTCGTGTTACTGCAAGAGGTCAGTTCGATAAGTATAAACCTCTTATTGAAAAGATTCTTGATGAAAGTAAAGAACTTAATCCTGAAGATATTAAAGAATTTATTCAAGTTCAAAAGAACTTTTATTATGATTTACATTATAATGCTGAACTTGGTGTAGTTGCTCCTCGTCAGATTAAAAATGCTGAATTTGTATTAGTTCCTCGTTTAATTAAAGACACTCAGCTTGAACAAGTTGCTAAACTTATGGATAAGTTTGGTATTGACCAGCTTAATACAGAAGAAACTTCTAAAGCAGGTAAAGCTAATATTCTTACTCTTTGGGATAATAATGGTGAAATTGATTCTAAGATTATTGAAGATTTAGATAGAGAATCAGGTTTTAAGAGTGATTTCTGTAAAGCTGTTAAAAGTCCTGAGGCTTGTCAGATTTTTGATTATAATCATCTTTATACTCAGCAAGAAACTCCTCAGCATATCAACGCAGAGAATAAAGCTGCTATTCAGATTATGAAGAAAATTGTTGATAATATTGACAAAGATAGTCCTCTTTATGCTTATAAAGAAACTTTTATGGATTGTCATGCTGCCAATGTTTATGATGATTTTGTTCAACTTATGCAAGATTGTGGTCTTGAGTTAGATGAAGATGGTAATCTTAAACTTGATGAACAAGGTAATCCTGTTGGACTTAATGCTGAAGTATTCTTTGAAAAACTTCAAGCTGAGGCTGAAAGACAAGCTCTTGATAGTAATATGATGGATTTTCTAACTCTTCAAGATGAAGAGAGAATTGGAAATACTCCATTAACTCGTATGCCATTGTTTATGAGTAATGTTTCAACTAAACTTGAAAATATTGCTCAAGCTATGTTTAATAATGGTATTACAAGACAAAAACTTCCAGGTTTCCATGCTGCTCAGATTACTAATATCGGTTTTAAGGCTATTCGTGAGTCTGTAAAGTCTTATGCTTATAGTCATAGTCTTCGATATCATTCTGATAAAAATGGTAATTATACAGATTATATCGAAGTAATGCTTCCAGCTGCTAACTTTGGTTTTAAGAGAACTAATGATGACGGTAGTCTTAAGAGTGATAAAGAACTACTTGATGAACTTAAAGCTGAAGGTCTTGATGAAATTCTTGGTTATCGTATTCCTACTGAAGGTAAACAATCTGTTTGTAAATTTAAGGTTGTTGGTTTTACTGATGATGCTTTAGGTTCTACTATTGTAGTTCCTGATGCTTGGGTTTCTCAGACAGGTTCTGACTTTGATATTGACTCTGTTTATGGCATTCAGTATAATACTAAACTTGATAAAACTGGTAAGATTAGAAAAGTTAAGTATTCTGAAAATCCTCTTGAGAACTATATTAAATATGTTACTCGTAATGTACATCATAGAATAAAAAATAAGGCTTATGCTAATAAAGATATTAAGATTAAAGAAGCTAACGCTCGTCTTGATGATGCTTATAAGAAAGCTAAAGAGGCTCTAAATACTAAAGAATCTGAGATTTATCATAGTCTTACAGATGCTACACGTGAAGCTCTTAAAACTTATGATGCAGCATATAAAGAAGAATATGGTGAAGCAAAGAATAGAGCAGAATACAGAACTCAACTTCTTAGTCGTGTTAGATTTATTAATGAAGATTTAATTCCTAATCTTACTAATGAAGAAATTAAATCAAGTCTTAAAGATTTTGTTGATGTATCTCTTGAAATAGTTGATAGTATTGATAATGCAGGAAGTAATCTTTTTGAAGAAAAAGGTAATGCTATTAAAGAGGTTATGGAGTCTCTTAAAGATGAGTATCTGAAAGTTTATGAAGAAACTGCTAAAGATGCTGGTCTTATGTCTTTTGAAGAGTTTAGTAAACTTTCTACTGTAAAGCAGAACGGTAAGCGTGCTCGTCAAAATAAAATGCTTGATAGTATGAAATCTATTCTTTCTCATGAAGATAGTCTTGAAGAAAATCTTTCTCGTTCTAACTTCGATGATTTAATTAAAGCTCGTAATGCTATTTATGCTGGAACTCCTGCTCAAATTGCTCGTAAAAATAGAACTCCTTATAATGTTATTGACCAAGCTGAGTATCAAGATGATGCTATGTCTGGTGCCAAACTTAAAGCATTTAGTGTAACTCGTGATACTTTCTGTTCAGTTTGTAATACTGTAAGACCCACTATACATGAGTCTGCTCAGTTCAAAGTTGTACTTCCTTTAGCTAAGTATGATGTTAAGACTGTAACAGATTCTTTTGGTGATAAAGCAGTTGTTAATAAAGATAATGGTACTATTACTCTTACAGTTGATAAATTAGGTTGGTCTAAGAATAATAAAAATATTGCTGGTAAGATTATTACTGCTTATAGTTCTCAGACTACTGCCCATATTCTTGATGCTATTAAAGAAGGTGCTATTCCTAATGAAAATGATTATACCTTTGCTGTATTCAAAACTTTTCCTGATGTTGGACTTGATTTTGAAACAGCTATTGCTTTTATTATGCAACCAGGTGTTACTCGAATTGTAAATGCTTATAATGCAAATAAGTCTATTTATGTTTCTGGTAACTATAATCCTATTCATGCTGCTATTAAAGATATTGCTAAAGATTTAGGTGTTAAAGTTGATAAGTTTACTCCTATTGATAAAGTAATAGAAGAACTAAATAAGAATGGTGATGTTCAAAAGAGCCTTGCTAAACTATTTGGTATTAAGGGTGATATTTCTCTTAATTATGACTTCTTAAGTGATGTTCCTCTTGATACTAAACTACTTGGTGATAGAATTAAAGAAAAGGGAGTTTTTGGTACCTCCCCCGTAAAAGAAAGTAACAATGTTGATTCTCTTGTATTTGATCTTGTAACTATTCTTCAGTTCAATAAACTTAATGCTCTTGCACAAAACATTGGTGACCTTGCTCGTGTAAGTAATCCAGATAAGTTTGGTGCTAAACAAAGTATATTTGCTACAAATAAAGTATTTGATGATATTCATACTTTAATAGATAGACATAATCGTACTGATAATGGCATTCTTCTTAATGTAGATGGTGTAAACTTTATTGAAAGTGTATATCCGGGAGTATCTGGTTCTATTGATGATTATATGTCTTATAAAGGTGATATAAAATCATCTTATCCTACTCTTGATGCTTTCTTGAAATATGCTACTGCACCTTCTATTAAAGTTAATAGACTTCTTTTTGCTACACAAAGTAATAGATTTAGACGTATTATAACTAATCTTGCTGAGAACTTTACAGGTAGTAAAGTAATGACAGAACAGACTTATAGAGATTATCAAAACTATGTTCTTGGTAGTATGTATAGTAATGTTTCTGCTATTAAGTTCCCAATGAGTTATTCTGAAGAGTTTGGTTTACAACCTGCTGTTACAGATAATCCGATGGTCGATGATGCTTATGAAGAAACTCAAAGAATATTTGGCTATAATAGAGATTCTCAAAGTCTTGTAGAAGATGCTGATGGTAACAAAGTACCATTTGATGTTAAAGATGCTAATCATCCTACTATAGAAGAAGTTAGACAATTCCTTACTCTTAGTCCTGCACAAAAAGTTCTTTGGGTTCAGAGTAGATTTAGTGACGGTCTTGTTACTAAGTATCTAAGAGCTTCTACTCATAATACTTTCAAAGGACGTATTGGTAAACATACTATTAGTTTCATCGAGAATAGTGATAATATTGAAACTATTTATAATAGTTTTGAAAAACTTCTTGATAATGATAATCCATTACTTGCAGCAACTGCTGTTGATATCATCAAATATGCTTTTGTTGTTGATGGATTTAAGATGCGTCGTGGTGGTATAAGTAAAGTTATTAAGAATAGTACTCTATTCAATGATAGAACTGATAATGGTAGTATTCTTGACGGAATTGGTTTTACTCAAGAAGTAAATGACCAATTTAGAGGTATGGATAGAACATTTGAAGCAAGTGCTATAAATAGTTTAGAAGAAAGATTCTTAAGAAGTAATCCTACTCTTCGTGCTATTCCTACAAGAAAGATTGATAAGGTAGATAAGAAGTCTGAATTAGGTTATAGTTATTATGGTATGAAACGTGTTTCTATTAATCAAACAGAATTACTTGAAAAGTACAATATAAGTGATTTTGATGAAGATGGAAATCTAATGTTCAACAAGTATGTTCGATTAAAAGAAAATGCTAAGGCTGAACCTGTTCTTTATAAGATTTATGATGCATATAACGGAAAAGATATTTTCTTAATTCCTCTTAATAAACTTGAAGCTAATGAACAAACTGATGTCAGTGCAAATGCTGAAAATAATAAATTTCCTAATAAAAGATTTTATTGGGAAGCTATTAAAGATTTCACTGGTAAAGCAGATGTTCTTTGGAGTCATGAATGGAGTGAACAATTTGAGAATCGTCTTAAAGCTATAAAACAACTTACACCTACAGATTATATAACTAAAGGTACTAAGAGTACTGCTGTTGAAAACGTACCATTTGATTTGAATAATCCTAAACCTAATGAAGTTGGTGCTTTTGATAGTATCAAACGTCAGATTAATGATTGGTTTGGTATTCATGATGGTGTTGATGGAAAAATCTTGTGGATTTCAAATTTGGCTTTAGAACATTATATAAAGTCGAATGATACTACTAATGGAGTGAAACAAGTAATCGACACACAACGAAGTATAGACGGCAAATCAAGCATTTCTTTGCCAATGGGTTACATCATAGCAAAAGCACCTTTCAAAGAATATGCACGCTACCTCAAACATGCTAATGTTAATGATAAAGTTGATGGTATTACTAATATCAGTAAAAGAACTGCTATTAAGAAACTTCAAGACTTTGTAAGAGATAATGGTAAAGATATTACTACTTATCCTCTTTATATTGTAACAGAAGATGTTCAGGAACAACATGATGAAGTTAGATTATCTGCTCTTGATGAAGAAGCTGCTCAGCAAGGTGTACAATCTTTTAATTTTGTTGCTAAAGCTGGTTTTGAAAGTGGAGTTAAAGCAAGAGCTATGTATAAGGAACTTACAGGTACTCTTAATCCTAATGCAGCTAAAGATAATATTGGTGGTACTGTGAGAATTACTGCTGAATTTATAGATAATACTGTTAAAGATATTCTTAATAACTTTAATCATTTTACTACAAATACTGAAACAGGTAAAACTCTTAGTATTGATGATCCTCAAGTAATTGATGTTATTGCTAAAGATATTGATGAAAGAGATAAATTCCTTAAAACTCTTCTTACAGCTAAAGCTCTTATTAGAAAATTTGCAGAGTATAGCAATCTTGATGTTAATGCAGAAGATGAAAGTCTTAAATATTATCTTGATACTATTCAAGCTAAGATTAAAGAATTATCTTCTAATAATAAACTTGATAGAGCACTTAAAAACTTTGGTAATGAATATCTTAAAAAACTAAGTAACAATCCTTATATTACTCAGGATATTCTTACTGTTTTTGATGGTTATCATAGTACTAATACTTTTGAAGCTTGGTTTAATGATTTACAAGAAAGTGCTAATCCTATTGTACAGATTGTAACAAAGCACGTTATGGAGAACATTAGAAGTGCTGAAATGATTGCTAAAGAACGTGTCAGAGAGTTTAACAAGTTTAAGAAAGAAGTTGAAAAAGAAGCTCGTGAAAAAGGTCTTACTATAGATATGAATAAGATTGTTGACGAAAATACTCATCTAAGACAAGATTATAATGATGATTTAAGAAAGACTTTTGTAGAACTTTATAATAATGTTCGAAATCTTAAAGCACAAGGTGCTGAAAAACATGTTGAGTATCTTCTTGCTAAACATAAATTTGATGCTTTCAAAGCTGAACATTTTGAACAAGAACTTAAACAAGATTATTATCTTGAAAAACTTAGACTTGAAGAAACTCTTTTACAAGATGGTATTGGTAAACCTAAAATTTATGAAGACCCTGATGACCCATTTAGAGGTGCTATTGACCCATTTGTTGCTGCTCAGCCTAAAGAAACAGACCCTAACTTTATAGGTCATAGATATATCTTTAGTCATTATAAGCAACTTAAAGAACGTCAGTATGAAATTAGAGGTCATATTGATTCTCAAGGTAATCTTGCTGACCATTGGGAAAAAGAACTTAAAGAAGTAGAA